ACCCAATGCTCGGGCAGAATTATAAGTAATGCATAAAAACTGCTGCATAGAAGCACTATCTTTAACTGCCAACAAATAACAAGCCCAAATGTCTGCGTTTTTCAACGAAGGGCACATGACATTGTATATGGAAATACAACGTTGTCGGATAGGTCTCCAAAAAACTTCATCGAAATTTACAAACCGGAGTAAGTGTATTTCGGCGAAATGTCTACTACGCTGAGTGCGCACAAAATCGGCTCCTAAAGCACGATTTAAAATATCTATAGGCATTTTATCAAGAATTAATGCCATAGAAAAACGCGAAAGATTGGATGATGTAGACTTCATACAATCAGAAATGTTTGTGGCTTTTCTCACCACGTTCGAAGCAAAATATCTCCATTTCACTAAAACAGAAGGGAAAAAGTAATAATCCCAATGCTCATCAGAATCCTCTGCCCAATGTGCATCATTGTAAATCAAGGGATCATCAGAAGCCGACCACGCAGGTTCGGATTCCTCTGTCGAATAATCAATGTTATCGTTACGATCCCCAAACCACGTAAAACCAGCATGTGGTTTGTCACCTCTTTTGGCCAAAACCTCTTTCATAAAAGAACCGTTTTTGCCTTTTCTGTTTTTCAAAGATTGGATAATTTTCTTTTCAATAATTTTCTTCTCCTTATTCTTACCGCGTTCGCGATAAGTGCGTTTACTCGTTGCATAATCCTTTTGTTCCCCTGATTGAGGTGAATCTAACAACGTGATTAAATTTCGTTTGCACGAAAAGTCCCGCTTACTCAAGACTGTAATCTTGAGTTTTTTCGGAGCGCACACAAATTGTGTGCATTGGCATTCGTCCAATGGACAAACGCACTCTACGCAATATTTTGCGCCAGTGTTAATGCATAATAAGTATTCTAATACTGATTCTGTAACACATTCCGTGACTTCGCTTGCGCAGGTTGTCACAACCTCTTGGCACATTTTAAGATTTTTTACGGGGGTGCTCGCTGAGCTTCGCCAAAACGTAATTGTCATAAAAAAAGGTCGAAAAGGTTATATGAGCGTGAACCTTTGTCTTTACACTAAATCTTAAATGTTCAACTAAATGATTATAAAAATCAACAAAACAGAATAAAATCACATCGCTATGGATCTTATGCTTTTGCTGCCTAGACAAATTCCTAGATCCTGTTTTGCCCCTAATTATATTAATTATTATATCCGAGTCTACTAAAAAAGCGTGATTCTCACCACTCAATACGTGTGATCCATCTATAGGCTGTGCTAAACCTAAAGAATACACACACGCGTAAAAGCGAGGTTACAGATAATTTTCAAAACATGTTCGGAACTTTCTAACACAAGTAATTTACTAATTTAAAATTTCAACACCAAATCGCTAAGTTATATTCAACTAATAAAACGTCTGCCAAAAAAGGCGTCGAAAGCGCATAATGTTGCCATATGCAACGTATATCTCTATACGTTTCTCGTTCCCTAGTACTATAAAAGTACTAGGACGCAGGACTCCTACCGCTGTTAAAGTTTGTCACGTACGAAAACCAGTTATCACTGATTTCCTATCCACACAGATATACATCGGAAACGGATCTGTGTTTCGTCAAAAACACATCAATATAATCATCAATATATTGAAGTGTTGCAACAACACCGTTAGTTGTTGTTGGCATCCCAAATTGTTCTCTTTGAGACAACAGATAATTTACTATCCTAATAAGTAGTATTTTATCTTGCAAAGCAAATGAATTAAAATAAATATCTCATTTCTTTCCTCCTACTAGTCCGGGCGCATGACCGGCTAGGGCAGAATACATGACCGCGCCATGTACAAGGGAGGTACGTATCGCACCTCAGTAATCAATATGACTAATATTATTTCTAAAGCAGATACAAGTACAAGAAAAACCTATGTTATATGG